AAAGAGAGTTCAATTCACACTACAGGCTCTCTTGCGCTCTACTCAAATCTAGTATATAAAAAACACACTATACAATTAATCAGAACGTAGACGAGTATAGTCGACGGCCTAGAGACTGCGTTCGATAAAACTAGGAGGATAATACTATGGCAAAAACATTGTTTAGAGGACCAGTTCTGCAAGGTAAGTTTAACGAGTCAGGCGTTACTGGATTCAATCTAGAAAACAAATCAGCTAACTACTCGGTGCAGAATGCAGATTCTGGTAAAACGTTTACATCATCTACTGATGGTGTAGTTTTCACTTTACCTGCAATTTCTATTGGAAGAATATTTACATTTGTAAATACAGCTCCTGATGGAACCAACGCATTAACAATTAGCCCAAATGCTAACGATGGTATTTTGTATGCTGGATCTTTGACAGATAACAAAGATATTATTAATACAAAAGCTACATCAAAAGTTGGTGACTTCGTAGTATGTGCATCTTTAAACTCATCAACACACTGGACGATTGTTGATGTACAAGGTGTATTTGCTAAAGAAGCGTAATAAATAATTTAGTATGGGGCTTAGGCCCCATGCAAATTCAAGGAGAATATTATGGCAGGTGGAGGATCGTTTTTAAGTGATCAAAAGTTCACTACACTAACGGCAGATGGAAATTTTAAAACTATTACAGGTGGTTCAACTAATTTAGGACCATGTCGAGTAACTTATATACAAGCACATGGTGGAACTAACTGTTTGGTAAAATTACATGATGGAACTGGAACAGGTGGACCTGTAGAGTTTCAAGCTAAGTTTAGTAGTGAAGGATTAGATATAATGATTCCTGGTTCTGGTATAAGATTTAAAACAGGAGTTTATTTAGATTTAACTACAACAGACTCCGTAACTATAGGATACACTGGATAATGAAAAGTGATGTAAAAGCAGTTAGAAGAACATCAGCAGGGACTATATTTGGAGGAAGAACTAGATTAAGAGGAATTATTTTAGCTTCAACTGGTTCAGCTGGAACTGTTATATTAAGAGATGGAAATGCAGTAGATCAATTTCAAGTTGATGTACCAGCAGGAGATGTTTTTTCTTATAACTTAGCTGAAGATGGAATATTGTTTGAAGGCGGAATGTCAGTGCAAACACTTACAAACGCTACTGTTACTGTTGTTATAGATAAGTAGGAGGCTAAATGGCAAACACAACCTCTGGAACACACACGTTTGAGAAAGGGTTTTCTATTGATGAAATTATAGAAGAGTCTTTTGAAAGAATGGGTATTCAAAATGTTACTGGATATCAATTAAAAACTTCTAGAAGATCTCTCAATATAATGTTTCAAGAATGGGCTAATCGTGGAATTCATTATTGGCAAGTTGCAAATAACAATATTACTTTAGTAAACGGACAAGCTGTTTACACAATGTTTAGATCAGCAGGAGACGGTACTTCAAGTGCAACAGCTGTATATGGTGTTGATGATGTATTAGAAGCTAGTTATAGAGATAACGATGTCGATACACCATTAACTAAAATAGCTAGATCTGCATATCAAGCTTTATCAAATAAAACTTCTACAGGTCAACCATCACAATACTTTGTTCAAAGATTAATAGATAGAATTACAATAACATTATATCAAACACCTGGCGCATCACAGGCAGGTAAATTTTTAAATTATTATTATGTAAAAAGAATACAAGATGCAGGAGCTTACACTAATGCAACTGATGTTCCATATAGATTTGTGCCTTGTATGGTAGCAGGTTTAACTTTTTATCTATCACAAAAATATGCACCACAAAGAACACAAGAATTTAAATTATATTATGAAGATGAGTTTAAAAGAGCTTTACAAGAAGATGGTTCTCCTTCTAGTTCTTTTATCACACCTAATTCTTATTTTACGGAGGTTAACTAATGGCCGTAGGTAAGTATGCAAAATTTATATCTGATCGATCTGGGATGGAGTTTCCATATAAAGAAATGAGAATAGAATGGAATGGTGCAAAAGTTCATACTTCAGAGTTTGAAAAGAAACATCCACAATTAGAACCAAAAAGATTTACAGCTGATCCACAAGGTTTACGTAATGCAAGACCTGATAGAGTCGAGCCAGCAGTTGCAAGATTGTTAGGGTCTAATCCTTTTACAATAACTAGTGGGTCTACAACAATAACTGTCACAGAAATAAATCATGGAAGATCTACAAACGATACCGTAAGATTTAGAAATATAGAAGGTTCTCCAGGAGGACTAGCTTCAACAGCTTATACAGCCGGATCTGGTTTTACAATTACAGTTACTACTACAGATAAGTATACATTTACATTAGGGTCAACCCCTACTATAACAGAAGACGCAGGAGGCATGACAGTTACAGCAGGACCAGTAACTCTAGACGCATAATGGCATATACTTTAACAAATATAACAGACGATATTAGAAACTACACAGAAGTTGATAGCGGTGTTCTAACAACTGCAGTTGTTAATAGATTTATTCAAAACGCAGAAAACAGAATTTATAGAGAGATAGACTCAGATGACAACAGACATTACGCTACATCTAACTTAGCTGTTGGAAATAGGTACGTAACAATTCCATCTGATCTTAGAAACATTAGATACGTTCAACTAAAGGATACGAACGTAACTCCAAACACACAAACATTCTTAGAGAAAAAAGACACCAGTTATATGGCAGCGTTTTACGATACACCAAGCACAGCTTCTGGGATACCAAAGTATTACGCTAACTGGGATGCAAACTTTTGGGTAGTAGCACCTACTCCAAATGCTACTTATGAGATAACTTTGGCTTATATGAAACAGCCAGTTAGTCTTACAGACGCTACAAAAAGTGGAACTGGGACTTACTTATCTAATAAGTACCAAGACTTACTTTTATACGCCTCACTCGTAGAAGCATATGGATACTTGAAAGGTCCTGTGGATATGTTACAATACTACGAAGCGGCATATAAGAGAGCTGCAGCTTCATATTCTATTGAACAAGAAGGTAGAAGAAGAAGGGACGAATATCAAGATGGTGTTATTCGTAACAGTATAAAATCACCATCACCATAATAAGGAGATATAAAGTATGGCAAACATAGTACCTAATTCTTTCAAGTCCGGCTTGTTAAAAGGAACTTTTAATTTTGACACTTCTGGAAATGGAGGAAACACTTTCAAGTGTGCTTTGTATACTAGCATAAGTAACTACAGCGTAACCTCGACTGTATTCCTATCAGGAGTCGGACAAGGTGAAGTTAACCCAAGTGGAACATCTTATCCAGCGGGTGGTAAAGAATTAACAAACGCAGGTATTGCAGGAACAACAACTGCATTCGTTGATTTTGATGATCTGACTTTTCCATCTGTTACATTGACTGCTGCAGGAGCTGCGATATACAAATCAACTGGAGGCGGAAACGAGCTTGTACTAGTTTTAGATTTTGGTGGCAATAAAACAGCAACTAATGGAGACTTTGTTATTCAGTTTCCTACTGCTGATGCTTCAAATGCTATTATTAGATTAGGCGACGCGTAATAGAGGATTAATTAAATGGCTTTTGTACTTAACGACAGAGTTAAACAGACGAGTACGTCTACTGGCACAGGAACTATAGACCTATCAGCTACAGCTGAAACAGGTTTTGAAACTTTTGTTGCTGGTATTGGAACTACAAACAGTACGTTCTACTGTATTTCACATGACGGAACTTCTGAGTTTGAGGTCGGTATTGGAACTGTAACAGATGCATCACCTGATACACTTTCTAGAGATACCGTTATCTCCTCTTCAAATTCAGATAACGCGGTGAATTTTACAACAGGAACTAAAACTGTATTTTGTACTTACCCTGCAAAACGTGCACCGTCTGCAAGTATGACAGCTACAACTTATATTAACACACACGCTTCAACTATTTCTGATGTTCAAACAATGGATTCAGGAGTTTTAGCAGGACCAGTAACAGTATCTAATACTGTTACAGTAACAGGAACATTGGTAATTTTA